GTGAAGGAGTAAGTGATGCCAATGCTTATTTCCGTAAGAAACTATTACGCATGGGTGTAATGAAACCTACCGATGATGAGATGCAAGAGTTAATGGCTGAAATGCAAGGCGCACCACAAGACCCTAACTCTGTATATCTACAAGCTGCAGCTGAGGAAGCCACAGCTAAAGCAGCTAAAGCCAGGGCTGATACTGTTGAAACGGTAGCGAGTGCTGAACTCAAACGCGCACAGACATTGGAAACATTAGGCAAGGTTGACCAGACATCGCAGGAAATGGCTATGACAAACGCTAAGGCTGTGCAGGAAATCCTACAGAGTCAGATAGTGCAACCTGTTGTAAACGAATAGAAAAAAGAATAAGATATATTAACGGCAGCCACCCAGCCGACTTTTGGGTGAGTTTAGTGGGGTACTAAGATGAGTGAAATGGCTGAATTTGAGGATGAGGATATTGTCATTGATGAGGAAATTGTTGAGGAAGTAGTCAACGATGAACCGCCAGAGGATGATGATGTAATTGTCAGCATAGGTGAGGATGCGCCACCTCCAGAGGAACATACTCAAGCACCTGAATGGGTACGAGAGTTGCGTAAAACAAATCGGGAACTGCAACGCCAGAACCGTGAACTGCAAAGCAAGCTGCAAACTGCACCAACTGAGCCTAATCCAGTGGTTGTAGGTACAAAGCCAAAGCTAGAGGATCATGACTATGACGCTGATAAGTACGAGGAAGCTCTGACTAATTGGTTTGAACGTAAACGTCAAGCCGATGAAATCGCTGCCAAGCAAGAGGCCGAGGTTATGACTCAGCAGCAAGCCTGGCAAGCTAAGTTAGATGGTTATGGTAAAGCGAAAGCTGAACTGCGAGTAAGGGATTACGAGGATGCTGAATCAGCAGTCCAAGAACTCTTTTCAACCACCCAACAAGGCGTAATGCTTCAAGGTGCGGATAATCCTGCGCTGGTTGTTTACGCACTCGGTAAGAACCCATCCAAGGCTAAAGAGTTAGCTGAAATCAAAGACCCCGTAAAGTTTGCTTTTGCGGTTGCAAAACTGGAGAAAGAATTGAGAGTTACCAATCGCACAGCAGCACCTTCACCAGAACGTATCGTGTCAGGAACAGGACGATCATCTGGTGCAGTGGACTCAACCCTTGAACGGCTGAGAGAGGAAGCGTCTAGGACAGGCAACATGACTAAAATCATTGCCTACAAAGCGCAGAAACGATCAGCAACAAAATAATTTTTAGGAGCTTATTATGAGCAATTCATTCAGTAAAGAGGAACGCGTTGCCTTTGAGGATATTCTTGAAGGCTTTAATGACGCATTAGTTTTATCACGTAACGTATCTATCTATAATACAGATAGTTCAATGATGGAACGTACTAACAACGTAATCTATCGCCCACAACCATATATTTCACAATCTTATGATGGTATGGATCAAACAGGTAACTTCACTGCTTACACGCAGCTATCTGTTCCAGCGACACTTGGCTTTCAAAAGTCAGTACCGTTTATCTTGGATGCTTTAGAACTACGTGACGCATTACAAGAAGGTCGTTTAGGTGACGCTGCTAAACAAAAATTAGCATCTGACATCAACCTTGCCATTATGAACGTAGCTTCAACACAAGGCTCTTTAGTAGTTACAACAAGCACTGCTGCTGGTGACTACGATGATATCGCTTTATGTGATTCAGTTATGAACGAGCAAGGTGTTCAATCATTTGATCGCTACTTAGCATTGTCTAGCCGTGACTATAATGGTCTAGCTGGTAACATCGCTGGTGGAGCAGGTGGTGCTTCTGTTAGCCGTAGTTTCGCTGGCAACAAATCAAACAATGCGTTTGAACGTAGTTATGTAGGTATGGTTGCAGGTTTTGAAACATACAAACTAGACTATGCTAACCGTTTGACTGGTGCTGCTGGTGCTGATCCTACGATGAGTACATTGGCTGCTGCTAATAACTTCTACGTGCCACAAGCTACACAAACTGCTGTAACTGGCGAAACACAAAACGTGGACAACCGTTTCCAAACCATCACTGTTTCAAGCACAACTAACTTACCAGTTGGCACTGCACTTGAAATTGAAGGCGTAGAAGCTGTGCATCACATCACTAAACAAGGTACTGGTTTTTCTAAAACCTTCCGCGTTGTTTCAGTAACTAACGGCACTACTTGCGTTATTACACCTCCAATCATCTCTGCCCAAGGCGGTACTGATGCTGAGTTGCAATACCAAAACTGTATCGTAACTGCTGCTGCTGGTCGTGTAATCAACCGTTTGAATACTACTACTGCACCTGTAAACTGCTTCTGGCAAAAAGATGCTTTAGAGATTCTGCCTGGTCGTTATTCAGTTCCTTCAGACGCTGGTGTTGCAGTAATGCGTGCATCAACTGATCAAGGTATCGAATTGGTTATGCAGAAACAATACGATGTGAATACTATGAAAACCAAGTATCGTTTAGATACATTGTTTGGTGTAGTAAACAAACAGCCTGAAATGTCTGGCATCTTGTTATTTAACCAAGCCTAATTAGGAGCAATACCATGAGCTATAACATTGTTTTTACCCAAGGCACAGCAACCGTAACAGTTCCTGCAGCCGAATCAATCGCTGTTCAATCTTACTCAGCAACTAGCGTGTTTCAAGAAGTTGGTTTCCCTAACTTCGTTGAATCACAAGACTTGTTGGGTGTAGTTGATAGCACAACCACAGTATTTGGCCCATTTGCTGCTGGTGCAACCATCGTTATTCAAGCTGGTGCATCTGGTGCTGCTTATGCTGTTGGTACAAGCCCAGTTATCTCTGATGACGGCAAGTATCAAACACAAGCTGCTCCAACTGCGTTAAATGCTACAGGCACATTGACTGCTGCTGCGATCCTTTCAGGTATCGTGACATCAACATCTGCTGCTGCTGTAACGGCTACGCTTGATACTGGTGCAATAGTAGAAGCAGCAAGTGAGTTTGCCATTGGCGATTCATTTGACTGGTCTGTTATTAATACTGGCCCTAGCACATTCACTGTAACGGCTGCTGCATCTGGCCATACAATCGTTGGTGTTGGTGCTGTGGCAACTGTAACATCAGCCATCTGGCGCACTCGTAAGACTGCTGCGGACACATTTGTGTCTTACCGTTTGTCTTAATGTAATAAAACAGGTCAGTAGAGATACTGGCCTGTTCTTTTTGGAGTATATTATGCCAATGTCAAAAGGTTATTCTAAGAAAACCATCGGTAAGAACATAGCGATGGAAATGAAATCAGGTAAGCCACAAAAGCAAGCTGTTGCTATTTCATTAAGCGTGGCAAGCAAAGCGGCTAAAGCTGCTGGCAAACCAAGCAAAGCACCAATGAAAAAGAAATGATTAGATCAGCCGCAATAATTAAAGACAAGGCTCTTTCACCAGCGAAAGAGTTGCGTCAACAAAAGAGACGCTTGAAAAAGCAGGAAACCATTGAACGCAGGGCAACTAAAGTTCATCGCCCATCGCCTATTGGTTACGTTAAAGAAGTATTAAATGAAGTACCGGACATTGATTTAAATGAATTGACACGTGATGAAATGTTGCAGCAATCTGATAAAATAGGTTTAGTTGTAAACAAGCACTGGTCAAACGCCACATTACTAAAGCATATAAATGATGCAATGGGGATTTAAATGGGATACACGAAAAGACAATTTATAAGTGCTGCGCTAGAGGAAATCGGTCTAGCATCTTATGTCTTTGATATGCAGCCAGAGCAACTTGAATCTGCCTTACGCAGACTTGATGCAATGATGGCTGACTGGAACGCTAAAGGGATTAGGCTTGCCTATCCAATACCATCCAGCCCACAAGATAGTGACCTCGATGAGGAAACTAACGTACCTGATTCAGCTTATGAAGCTATTATCTGTAGTCTAGCTATACGTCTAGCACCAAGTTATGGCAAAACAGTAATGATTGAAACTAAGACCACTGCTAAACAGGGTTATGACATCCTATTACAACGCGCAACATTCCCACTTGAACAACAATTACCAGCAACCATGCCAGCAGGTTCAGGTAATAAACCTTGGAGAGTATATGACGATCCGTTTATCAGACCGCCATACAATCCAGTTGATGCTGGCCCAGACGGCCCACTTGAATATAATTAAGGATTATCATGCCAACCATTAATCAATTACCAGTTCTTAACACAATCTCAAGTGGTGATCAGCTACCTGTTTACTCACCAAACAATGGCGATGCACGTAGAACATCCATCGGTAGCTTGCTGACATTCTTTCAACAGAGCTTTGCATCACCTACGCTATCAACCAATTTATATGTACCAGCGACTGGTTTTAATATCACAGTCCCTACACCTGTAAGTAATGACCAATGGATGCTACTACAACCTGCTGGAACGCTTGCTGCTGG